ATCATCGAAGACAAGAACGGCTGTGACCCCGTTGAGTGTGGCGTTCGGAGTGGTATCATCCATCCGGCAGTAAATACTATAGGTCCCCCAGTGACGACCCTTGTAAGGAATGACCTTGATCCCGGCAGAGTAATCTTCTGAAGGGTCCAGGTTGATATCTTCGTAGATCCCACCGACCTTGGCATCCTCATACTCAAGGGTCCCGGTAAGGCTCTTGCTGAAAGGCATCAGGTCACCGATCCAGTCTGCTTGACTCCAACGGTCTGTATCCCCGTCGAACTCATCATACCAATAGGTGTTGACCGACTCACCTTCAGCGATAATGCGGGTAACTTGCTCAAGCATGTGAATGGGACCGCCAAGGTTTTCAGCATAAGGCCTGGTATGGCCCCCACGCTGCCCCCCCCTGGCGGTCCACTCCAACGTGCCATAACCTCTGACATTGAGAGCGTCCCTTGTTTCAAAAGGAGCCTGGTTGCGGAAGCTTGACCCACGGTTAATGCCGGCCATAGGGAACATGAGAGGTTTAGACTTGTCAGCCATCAATCAATCCCCTCAAGAATGGCACTGTCGGCACCCTTGCGGTAAGGGTAAGGGCTTTTGCTTGCCCCGTAGCTGTCTCTGAATCCCAATGTCTTAGGTGTGTGGCGTTTATCCGCTGCAATGGACTGAGCCAAGAACGCTTGATACTTCTGTGTGTGAATGTCGGCACTGTCCTCCACCGAGTTTTCTGCTTCAGCAAGGCAAGCCTCTTTAATGGTCTCGCCGTGAAGCTGCCCCCCCAGGGGATACGGTGTCTCTGCACGGATTCGGTAAGATGCGATCAAGTTGTATTCGTAAGTAAGAACATATTCCTTGTCCGGAGTAGGGTAGAAGTCTACACCGTAACGTTGTCCTGCTGTTCCGTCCATCGGCAAAGACTTAATCACCGCGGCGGAAGGAGTCCCCTGGCTTGAGGATATGGCGAGGAGAGAGGAGACCAACCCCTGGTTCGTTATCTCCACCCCACTGTAACCTGAATCGGGTGCAAACTCAAAACCGGCCAAGGGACTCCCAAAATCATCGGGAAGGGCATAATTCGAAACGCCGGCAACAAGAGTGATGCTGGCAACTGGACGCAGAAAGCGCCACTCATAAGTACCACCGGCTCTCAAGAAGTTACTGTAACCGGAGTCAATGGCACGGTGAATAACATCAAGGTCGGCTGTTGGGTAAACTTCCCTTGCACCAAACAGCAGGTATCCCACTGCATCGACCAAATCTTGATATAGTACTGTGAGTGCGCTCTCTGCCATCAGCTTATCCCTTCAGCTTTACACGGTCGGTAAGAATTTCCCGGTATTCCTTGTCGGGGTCATCATCGAGTTTGACCCGGACCTTACCGGACTCACTGCCACCACAGGCTTCCAGGAATTCGCCTTCGCGGTCCTGGCTGTTGAAGAGGGCTATAACGCGGTCACCGGGTTTCATAGTCGGGTCATCGGGTTTATCGGTGCCTTCAGCGTTATCGCTATCGGTTGCGTCAGGCTTGTCAGGTTCTTTTATTACATCAGCGGGTTTGATATTATCAATCTGGTCTTCAGGCCTTCCACCGTACCCATGGCGGGCAAGGATTGAAGCAACGGCACTTGGATCAGGGTCACGAACACCGAAAGCACTGATGTTGAATTTGTAGCGACCTAGTTCCTTTCGGCAGCTGTCATTGATCTGTGCGCCCTTCACGATCATAGCCACCAATTTCAAAATCATTTCCAAAGTACTTCTCCTTCTTGATCAAAAGTAAAGTAGGGAGCGAGGGGCAATCCCCCCGCTCCCTTGTTCATTACGCGATGGTGCCACCCACATTGTCCATCAGGTGCCACTTGAGGCCGTTCCACTGAAGGAAGGACTCTTCACCAGCGGCATCGTAGGTGATGGAAGCTAGGGCGGTACTGCCGTCGATCTGGATACCGGCATTGGCCAGGGTAAGAACAGTCTTACCTACACCGGCTGCGGTGCCTTCACAAAGAACATGAAGACGCTGACCAAAGCTCTCGCCATCGGCCAGTGCAAGAACCTGACTGACGGCGATGTCATTTGCCGGAATCTTGACGCAGGCGCCGGAACCGAGGAGGACATCAACTGAACCCCCGGATACGGCTACGATATCTTGCTGTTGTAGACTAATCACGGTTTACTCCTTCACATTTAAAGTTACAAAAATCGCCAGGTCTACTTAGACAGGACGCCTTGCTTGCGGCGGTTGTTACAAACGGTGTTGTGAGATACATCAACATCGGTGGAACGGGTCTTGTGCTGGTTGCCGAGGGCATGCGGTGCGCTCTCAACGAAGTGCTCACCCTTCAGAACTACAGAACGGTAAGAGTCATGGTCCAGCATGTAGATCGGGTCGGTGGTATCCGTATCCAACTTGGGAGCCCAGATGAACGGGGTCTTGTTGAAGGAGATGTTGTCGTTGAAGAAATCGAACCCGAGGTTGTCATTCCGCGTTTCCGCGAAGTTGATTAGCCCAAGCTTGGTCTTCAGGTTGCAGTACATCCGGAAGTCCATCAGGCGGGGATTGGTAACAAGGTCAGCCACCATGACCGGCGCCTTGAAGTTAAGCTTCTCCCACGCAGTACGCATTGAATCGAGCAGGGTTTGATCCCAGCCAGTGTAGAAGCCAGCACCGCGGGCAGACCAGTTCCGCCAGCCTTCCTTGCCGGCTGCTTCTGAGTCAATGCCACCACAGTCAGCAAAGCCGGACGGGTTAAGACCGAGGAAGCCCTGTGCGTCAGTAACACCCTTAACAACCCAGTAGGTCAGGCCGTATGGGATGAGTTCATCAGATGAGTTAGCAGGCTTGCCCCAGGCATCTTCTTCAATGATTTCTGTGAGCGCGGTAAGAGCCGCAACACGGCGGGCCTTCATCACGTCAACAATACGCTTGGAGTTGTTCTGCTGCATGTTGGCTTCGCGGGTATCGTATGTCCAGTTGGTGGTTGCATGACGCCAAGGCACCTTACCGAAGGACATGAGCTGCGGAACCTTGTACTCATCCTGATCATAGAGCTTGGTCCGACGAGCGTTATCGCCCTTGCCAAGCATGAGGTCAAACGTGATCTCATCACCGGTTTCTTCAATAACACGGTCCTTCTTGTAGAGCTGGTCAGCGAAGAGGTAACTCTGCTCTTCGAAGACGGTATTAATGGTCTTCTTGCCGATATGCGCCTCACGGGTTGAGTTGATGATATCGTCAAGTTGTTCTACTGTAACACCCATCGTACTTCTCCTTGTTAAGGGTTATTATTTATTGCCACCTTTAATAATGGCTTCAACTTTAGCGTAAACTTCTTTGTCGGTACTGGATTTACCGCCTTTCTCTACGGTGTTAGGTTTGCTGATAATAAGTCCCTGCCTTTCCTTGGCCTTCTCCTTCAGAGTTGCGACTTTTTTCTTGCCGCCAACATCTGGAGCGACCATCTTCAGGGCTTTGGAAAAAGCAACCTCTCTGGAAATTGTCTTACCGCGGTTAGCATTACCGTCGATCAGGTCATTCATGGTCTCATAGAGCTCTGATCTTGCTTTGAGTTCCTTCGACCCTTCCTTGACAAAATCTTCGCTTCCGAAAACCTCATCGTAAGAATCGTCAAGCTTGCCAAGCCTGCCATGGAAGTCTTCAAGTTCGCTATCAACTTTAGCCTCCATTGCACTTGCTTCTTGGTTGCTTGTAAGATCCTTGAGTGCCTTTGCCTGCTCTTTGACCATGTTGACGAGACCTTCGTTGCTTGCGACCATGATCTTCGCCACATCTTCATCGAGCCCACTATCAACCAACTGTTCAACCGTAAGAGTGGGGATTTCAGCGGGGGCTTCTTCTTCAACCTCCGCTTCAACCTCATCGGGCTTAACTTCAGCCCCGGCCTTTACCTTGGCAGCTTCCTCGAGAGTGGACAAAAACATTTCTGCTTTATCTCCAAGGGCTGTCAAATCCTCCTGGTCCATGCCAACCTTCTCAGCACGGGCCACAAGTTCGGGATCAAGTTCATCATCAACCTCATCGGTATCGACTTCCTCTTTCCCTGTTTCATCGGCATCAGAACCAGGTGCAGCGTCCTCTGCATCTTCGTCCTTCTCACCGGGAACATCAACGGGGTTACCCTCATCGTCAATGCCTTTATCAACTACCTCTTCGGTACCGGCTTCCTTCGCCACCTCTTCATCTTGGCGGGCGAACTCTGCTTTTACCGATTCTACAATTGCGCTTCCTTCTGCCATCTTCTCTCTCCTTCTTCTCTTCTAATTAACCTTTGTTGCCTGCGTAATCGCCATAACCTGCGTCATTATCACGCATACCATTCATCTTTAACAATTTGTTGCGGTGGCTCTTTGATCTGATGATTGCCCTGCCGTCAGGTGTGAAGTCGGTCGGGCATCCTTCATCGTGGTACCGCTTGGTGGCTTCTTTCACCTGGGAGGCACCTACCCCAAGACCACTTGAAAGGA